AGAAGTTTTTGCAGTGTTTCATAACTGCCAAGATTTGCCCTCATTAAAATTGATTCTTCAATGCTCTTTGGGTCTCTGAGCATTGTAAATGCTATTCTTGTTTTTCCTTGTGCGTCTTGAAATGTTTTTATGTTTGCAAGGCCTTTGTCGTCAAGGTCGAACGTTCCAAGTGAAGCTTTATATAGGGCAGCATTTTCATCAGTAATTGTGAATGCATCACCTGTCATAGTGAATTGAACAAATGTAGCATTTTGCTTGGCTTGCTGAGCAGTTCCTGCTCTAGCTAAAACCTCTATTGTTTCGACTCCGCTGTTAACCGAACCTCCAACTAGGCTTACCCTATTTAGGCCGGGTGCTGATGCAAGTTCGGAACCAAATGTCCTCAGTCTTCCTCTAAGTGCTTGAGGAATGATTACAGATGGCTGACCTTTCTTTTCTCTTAGGGCAGTTATCGTGTAGTGATCTGTGACCCTTCTTACTATTTCTGGAATTTTTCTTGGGTCTTGGTTCATTTGAAGAGCATTGAACACATCTGCGATCTGTTTTCTTCTTGAAAGAGCTAGTCCTCTTGCTTCTGGAGTAAGGTCAGCCAGATCTTGATTTAAATATCTGCCAAATCCTTTTGTGCCAGGTACTATTCCTGCTTCTTCGGCTTCCTTCATTATTGCGTCTAATACTTCTTGAGGTATCTCTCCACTTTTTCTAAAACTTTCAATTTTACCTCTCGCCATATTTACTGCTTGCACTTGTCTTGCAGAAAAGTTTTCTTCTGTATATGAAAGTGGATCAGAAAGCAACTGCATAGCCTCGGTGAATACTCCAGGTTTTTTTCCAGTTGCAACATCTGCTGCAATGTATCGACCAGCTTCAGAGCCAACTTCTCTCTTTATGACGTCCTCGGGAGCGATGATCATCGATCTTTCAAATTCTTCTTTTGCAGAAGTGATGTTGGCAAACACTTCGTCTATATCTTTGATTTTTTGTTCTTTTGTAGCTATTTGGCTTTTAAACATTGCTGTTTTTTGTTTTCCAAATTTTTTGTCTGCCAGCAATTTATTTATTTCATCTATACCTCTTTGGGCTTTCTTTTTTTCACGCTCTAATCTCTTCAATTCAGCTTTGTGTGATTCCATTAGCTTGTCAAATGACATGATTCCAGATTCGCCCTTAACGCTTCCTCTGCCATATCCAGCTCTTACTGGGTTGGAACTTCTTCCAATGTTGTGATCATCAAGCTGACTTTTGATCCTGTCTATTTCATCTTGAAGTTTCTTTAAGTCTTCTATTTGCTCAATTGTCATCGATCCATTGCCGGCAGCCCTATACTGAGAAGTTAAATCTTTTAATTGGCTTACTTTTTGGGCCAATAATTGTTCATAACCAGTCTTGGTCATCCAGTATGCACCGTCTCTAAATGTCTCTAAGTTTCCCTTCATTCTTCCAATTAATTGAGAATATTTTCTTTCTGTTGGATTATCAGAATCTTTGAATTGATCTGATAACTCTTCAAGGACTTTGAGCATTTTTTTCTTTGGATTGCCATCAGCGTCTACGCCAGCTGCCATCACTTGTTCTCTTGCTATCTTTAGTTGAGCACTTAATAATTTTGTCATATCTGGATCATTAACAAATGGATCATTAACAAATCCAGTAGCTGTTTCGATTCCAGAAGCTCTCGCAATAATTCCCATTGCGTCTTGTTCGCCTAAGAAGATTCCTTTTCTTATTTCTCCACCAGTTTTTGCCATTAATAACGCATCGAGCCCAGAGAGTTGCTCTCCTGCTGCGACTCTTAGGAGTAAATCAGTTGCATCATATGATCTTACAAACTGCGCCTTTGGACCCATTTCTGCCATAGCACTAGCTATTTCATCTGCATCAAAAGAAACGTTTCTTGGAGAAATTTGAGAAATCAATCTTTTTTGGAGTTTGGCCAATGATCCACCAACAGCTTCAGCATCTCCGTTTGCCTACCTGTCCAATGAATTTTTCCATGAACTGATCTGTAAAAAATTGAACTCCAGCTGCAGTTCTGAGCATCGACTGCTGAAACGCATTAAGCGGGTTATCAGATCCAAGTAACTCGTAGCTTAGTTTTTGAATTCCTTCATCAGTTATGTTCATGAAACCTTGGAATACGTTGTCATCTACGATTGATTTGCGTACTGTTTCTTTGTTTCGCCAATTATAAAGAAGGAAGTTTGCCTGTATGTTTTTTCCGCTTCATGAACCCAAGGCCAAATCTCTCGAGCGTTTGATCCATAGCCGAACTATTTAAATATCTATTAATCGCCTCTGTTTGACCTTCAATTGATGCAGCTCCGACTCTTTGTGAAACTCTTCCAACTCCAGGTCCAAACATTCTAAAATCAGATACCTTATCGGCGTAGTTATCCATGTCGGTAACTACTTCTTCTATTGATCTGTACGTCCTCGTTGGATCTGCCTTATTGACAACAGTTCCATCGTCATTGATCGAGAATAGTGAATATTTTGGATTTCTTGCAAGAACTACTCTTAAAGCCTGCAACCTATGATTAAACATGTTATACCATTATCCCTGCTGCAATACTTATAGATGACTGATTTTCATAGTTTGGAACAGGAGAAACAGATCCACTTATTCCATTTCTTGACATCAGCATTCGTAGCTTCGCTGCCACATTTTCTTCACTTTGTTTTGCGCCAAATCCTGGATAAGCTGGATTTGTCAAGTTTGCTTCTCGTATCTGTTGTGGATAGTAACCCATTTGAGACATGTTGATTCCCATTGATTGACCTATTTTTATTTTAACATGATCCATGTTGGTATTTGGGTGCCATCCTTCCCAACTCATATCTGGAAGTTCATGTCTGCTAAAATATTCTGTTAGATCCGGCTTTTCTTCTACCTGCATTCCCCATGCTGCTTGATAGATTCTTCTTTCAAGTCTTGGAGCAGTTGAAAGAATTCTTTCTCTTTCCTCAACTGGAGCGTTGATCATTTCTTTGAAATGTTCTCTTTTTCTTTTTGGAACTGCAAGAGCAAGTGTTTCTACGGGCGCTCCATATATGTCAGCTCCATACATTGTCCTTTTTGCAGCTTGAGTAAACTGATTTGCTGCTGCCATATCTCCAGACTGTGCGGCTTCATTTGCCAACGACTTGTTTTTTACATACGAAAGAATATCGGTATACTCTTCCAGTGCCATTTGCTTTTTGCGTTCTTTTGGTATGAATCTTTCTCCAGTAATTACTTCTTTTGTTTTTTGATATGCAGAAAAAGCAGTTCCAGTTGTCATACCAACCAAAGCTCCAATTGCCTTTTCCTTTGGTCCTCTACCAAATGAAGCGCCAATTCCAGCAACGATCAATCCACCAGTTATTGGATTTCTTTGAGTTGCCTTAAAGTAGATTGGCTTTATGAAGCTTTCTACTGGGCTTTGCCATTCTGGGAACGAGTTTCCATAGACGTTTCTTCTTTCCCAATCTTCTTGGGCAGTTCTATTTGGCATGAATTTGGTATTGATGAATGTATCTCTGTGTGCAAGATATTCGCCAAATTCACCCATCATTTTTGATGTCTTACTGATGCCCAAATCTTCTGCCGAAGCATACTTATACTTATAGGGTTTGAAAGTATTTCTTCTAGTGGTTTCCTCTATTTGTCCTCTTATTTTTTCTACTTCAATTCTGTCTGCCGGAGCAAGGTCTCCGGTTTTAATTGTTCTATCAAGCTGTCTATATTGCCTTGAATACGGAGCGACATCTCCAAGAATATCAAGTTGAGTTACTGGGCTTTCATAATCTCTTCTTAGTGGATTAAGCCTTTCATATGCAACGCCGGGAAGTCTAAGCTCTCCTTCTTGAACTTTTGCAAAAGGATCACCAGTTTGAAAGTTGATAAAATAATCTGATCCTGGAAGAAATGGATATTTCATTCCCATTGTATTTCTAATTGGGTTCAGATATGTTATATCTGTTCTTTCCTTAGGAATAAATCTTCTTGTTATTTCGGACAATTCCAAAGATGAATCTGATGCAGGAACGTCTCCTAAACCACCAAGATTGAGATCCCAGAAAGATCTAGTTGTTCCATATGCTTTTGCTGTGGATTGCAAGACTGCTTTGTTTGGCTGGAAATCTCCTGTCCCAAGTCCAAACGCTTCTCTTACTGCGCCAAATCCAAATCCATATATACCAGCCATTTCTTGCGCTCTGTAGGCAAGTTCGCTAGTTTGGAACCCCATTCCAGACTGCTGTATCGGCGCACCTGCGGGCACTATAGATGGTGGTATGAATCCAGGAACTGGAGGTGGACCATATAGTCTTTGCTGAGAATAATATTGGTTGTTTGCTGCTACTGCATTTCTTGAAAGATTGGAGGCTGTATTTAGCGGCGCGGCGTTTGAAGCCATGCCCATGTTTGTTCCAGAAAGTTGATAGCCAACAATTCTGGACGAAGATGATCTAAAGTTGGTTGATTGATCTCCATTAGCAGAAAATATTCCACCAGCCATAACTGGCGAAACTCTGCCAGACATTTGCAATCCGGATGGATTATACGCTCCACCATATCCAGCTGGAACATATTGTGAAAGTGCATTTGAAACTTCTTGTTGGTGCATTGCTATATTTGGCTTTAGCAATCTACCAACTGTCATGTTAAGTAGGGGATTAATTGGGCCAAACGGACCAGTAAAATATTCTCCAGTTACTGGATAAGGTCTATCCTCATAGTGTTTTCTTTCAAATCTATATGGGTCAAATGGTCTTAGTGGTGAAAAGTCGTAACCATATGCAAGTCTCTCCATCGGAGACCCAAATGCATCTGATGTGTAGACGCTTCCAGATTTCATTCTTCTGTAGTATGAAGGCCTATAATATTGAGTCTTTCCACCACCAAATGGTGTAGTCCCAAGAGGCCAGAATCTACCTTGTTTTACTGCTACTTCGCCTTCAAGGAGTTGATCTTTTTTTTCGGAATAACTCATTCCACCTGGAGTTATTCCAGATATTGCAGACTGGACTTCAACCGCTCCTCTAGCAACTCCAGATAAAAAGAATGGAGAATATACTCTTTCTCCTCTTGCATCTTTTTCTTGAGTATATCCACCTATGGTTCTATCTGCTGCGAGAAGCGTAGCTCCAGTTGCATAAATTGGAAGAACTCTTTTTGCAACAATTCCTTTTGCAAAGAAAGATATTGGACTTCCATACTTGTCTTCATCGAGACCAATGCCAAGGGTTCCAAAGTATCTATTTAGTCTTGTCGACAAGTGCATTGCTGGAATCGACGCAGCACTAAAGGTCTCTGGAGATTTGAAACTATTAAATCCAAATACATTTCCAAGAACAGATTTAAAGCTTGTCTGTCCAGATACAGCCCTATCTACAAGCGTTCCAAAGGTTGGAACAAATGTAGTACCAGCATTTCCAAGTGGGTTTACTGCATCTTCTGCAAGTTCGTATGGCGATATTCCAAATGCCCTCTTTAAGCCTGGCTTGACTAGACGAGTTAATCTACCAGTTTCTCCTGCGCCAACATTTTCAATTGATTGAGTTGTAAATGGCTTGAGAAGACCTTGAAGTGCTCCAGAAAATTCTGGACTACTTTCTTTTGCCCTCAGAATTTGAGCAAGCGCTCTGCCTTGATTGGCGCCAAATTGGAGTTTTGGATTATATGTTTGATAAGAAACTAAATCAAAAATATTTTCTAGAGCAGCTGCTCTTGCTTCGGAAAGTTGATCAATTGATATTTGACCAGTTGACTTAAGTCTTGTAAGAGCCTGCTCAATTTTAATTGCAACCTGTGCTGGATTTCCTGGCGCTCCACCTGGACCAGGAGTATAAGCCTTCATCTCTACTAGAAGTTTATGAATTGAATCTCTTAAGTTATCCTGCCTAGTATTGATGGTTGGAGATCTATGTTTTACTAAGTTTTTTGAAACACCCTTTGTTTGCTCAACTAAGTTATCAAGATAGTTCATTCCTCTTGTAAGAGGAGCCGTGTCTATTCTCGCTCCTCTTAGAGTAGATACAAGAGCGCCAAAAGAAGTTCTTAAACCTTCAACAGCTTCTGGAAGATCTTCATCTGCTATGTCACTTAGACTTTTTGCAGTTCCTCTAATATTTATTTTTGAAAGGCCAAGTGCATCTTCTATCTCTTTCATTACCCTGAGAGGAGTGCCTCTTCTTGCTGTTTGATCTCTAAATGAGTCGAATGCTTTTCTTACTTCCTCTGCTGAATACTTTACTCTTCCAGCTTGATCGACTATTGTTACAGCATCATCGGCAACATTGAATGAAAGTGTTCCACCTCTTCTGTTTGTTTTGATTGATCCTTGGGCAAGAAGTTTAGAAAATACATACGGATTTTTTATGTCAGATTTTCTTGCTTGAAACCTTCCAAACTTTCTAAACAAAGAACTCGGTTGTTCTTCTGCAACGTCAAATGCAGACTTGAATTTTTCCAGGAATCCCCTGTGTTCACCAGACAAAAGACTTGTTCTGTCTTGCTCTCTTCCGCTAGCAAGTCTTGCAGCAGATGAATAAAGGTCAGTTTCAGTAGATGAGAATCTCTTATATAAACCTGCTGACTGACTTATGTTTGTTGTACCCACTGAAGGGCTACTGATCTGGAATAGTTTTCCTGAAGAACCAAATAGTCCAGATCTTTGATTAACCCATGCATAAACATCGGGCCTGTTACCTGCATTTCCAAGAAATGCCTGTCTAGATGTGCCAGGGACAAACTGAATCTCACTTAATTTATTTACGCCTTTTGGTCCACCAAGTCCAAGAAGTTGAAGTGGATTAAACTTAACAATTGGAATTCCATATCCTTCAGTGAAGGATTCGAGCATGTTGTTGAAACCTGATCTAAATCTGGTGGTGTCAACTATTCTTCCACTTGCAGTTTTATATACTCCACTTAAGCCAGAAAGTCCAACTCCTCTTCCAGCTAGACTTGCACTCTTTGAGACTGGATCATTGGATGCAATCGCAGCAAAGATCCTTCTTGTTTCTCCCTTAAATTCATCTCCGAAACCATCAAAAAGACCTGAATCAAAAGCCTCGTCAACAGAAATTTGTCTAAGACCAAATATATTTAATCCAAGAGGAGAAGAAGCTGGGGTCATCAACTTTCTATCTATGAGATGATTCTTTAGTTGGACTGCATCCTTTGAATTGATTCCTCTCTTGGCAAGTTGAGCTGCGATGATATTGTCAGCTATGTATGTTCCATCAGATTCAACTAGATCTATTCCAAGGCTTTGTGCGGTTTTTCTAGAAAGGAAACTCATTTGGTCTGAATTTAGTGGACCTCTAAAATCTTCAAATCTTGCTTTTAGCGGTTTTCCTATTGACTCAGCATGCTTAAATACAATATTTTTTTCTACATCTTGATAGGCAGATCTTGCAGTTTCTCTCAACCTTTGCCTGTATGCGGCAGTAGTAAAGTCTGAGTCGGCATCCATGAATGCAGACTTAATCTTGTCTGCACTAAATGTTTGTGCTTTTTGTCTTCCAAGATCTTTCTGTGCTCTTTGATATATCTTCTGATAGAACTCGTCATCATCAATTGCATTTATTTTATTTATTCCGAATGTAATTCTTTCGGAAATGCTTCTATTTATATCGGATGGACTTATGAGCCTTCTAACTTTTGCCTGACTGACAAAATCTGCAGCTGCTTCTCTATCGACTCCTCTTCTGATCAGCGATTGCTCAACTGTTTTTAGATAGGCATTTGATTCAAATGCTTTGGTGAAATTACCTGGTTGAGTAGTTCTACCGTCTGGATCTACTATTTGCTTTGCTCTAAGCGAATCATTGACTAGATTCGAGAATCTACTTGAGTGCTGTCTTTTTAGATTTTGTATTGTTGTATTAAGAATAGAAGCTGCTTTTGTTGCATCTCCAGAAACTCTTCTTAATCCCTCATCAAAAGAAATGGCATTGTGTATGACGTCGTGTGCATTTTTTGCATTTTTGAAATCAGTTCTAAACTGTCTCGCTCCGTGTAGACAGGCCTCTTAGTGTTGGAACTACGTCTATAAAGCCTTGCGTTGCCTCATCAACACCTACGACATTTGAAACTCCAGTTCTTGTTGCGCCAAGGTCAATCGGACTACCAGTTTTGTTTTTGTAGCCAAACATGTAGCCTTTTGCTATGGCTGTATTTCTCTTTATGAAGTCAAGGGCTGTATTTGCTTTTCCAGTTGCTGAATTTTCAGCGGCAATTCTTGCAGCTTTGCCACCTCTTCTGGACTGATGAAGGGCAAATACTATTCCGCTTTCTTGTTTTGCTGCTTCTTGATAGGAGTTGTTAAATGCATAACTTGCAGATGCACTAATTCTATTTGCCTTGTTGAGCAGCTCTCCAGCATCTTGTCCAAATGAACTTAGTATCGTTTTTACATCTGCAATTTTGTGTGCGGTCTTATACTGATTCTTAGTTAGTGGAAGTGGGTGATCATTGTATGGAGCTGAAGCAAGAAACTTCATTCTTGAAGTCGCAGCGCCAGCAAGGCTCTGCGGCAAGATCATACTAGTTACATTGATCGTAGACTGTTTGACGAAGTCAGTAACTACGTCTACTGGGTTATACCATTTTACTTTTTGCGACTCATCTTTGTTTCCAAATACTGGATCAGTCAAACCTCTTTGAGCAACATACGTTGCCGGAAGCAGCGTGCCAAGGCTTCTGGTGTTTCTTGCCAGTTTACTCTGAAGCTCATCTCTAAAGCTCCATACAGCTACCGGTTCTCTTCCTGATCTAGTAGCTTTGAATTCTGCTTCAGTCATCCACATTGTTCCGTCAGAAACAAAACCTGGACCACCTAAACGATTTGTTTGCCCCTTGATTACTGTTCCATCAGGATTTTGGAAAATCAATCTTGAATATGGGTCATCAACGTTTTCTACTACTCTATTTAAGCCTTCAAGTTCATCCAGGCTTTTTCTTATTTGTGTAGCAGTTTTGACTAGCTTAGTTCCAATTTGGGAACCACTGTCAGCTGAAGTTTGTATAGTTTTAGCTAGCTTAAGTCCACCTTTTTGAAAACCTTTTTGAAGAATTAAACCAGCTGCCATGCTGGCAACCATGGTGGACGCAAACTTAAGTACGGGTTTATCGTGCAGCGCCCTTGCGACTAATCCACTATTTGGACTCGGATTTTCCTTCTCATCAGAAGCGGCAGGAATATCCCTTGAGCTTACGCCATAGCCAAGATTTGTAAGAGGTGTCTTGTCCCTAAACAAGTTGACCTACTTTCCTAATTTGGATTTATCTCATTCCCCAAAGCTTTTGAGCAACAGGATCATCAAACTTAGCTTCGCCTTCTTTTCTCGACTTGTTGAAGTTTTCAACTTTTTGAGCATTCTTTTGTTGCTCTTCTTCTGGATCTATCAATTGAAGAGTTACATTTGTTGGCTCAATACCGAGAACATTTTGTTGTATTTCTATAATTTTTTCAGCAAGTGCTACTTTTTCCGCAAGTTTTGAATATGTCATATCATCCAAATCTTCTGGAGAATATGTGGCTATAGTACTCAGTACAAAGGCTTTCATCAAACTTCTTACCTCAGAAGCTTGGGCTCTTTTTTCATCGAGTACTCTTTTAGCTCTACTTGCCGATGCAAAGCCAGACTCCTGCAAAATCTCTTCAGACAAAGAAGATATCAAGCCAGCTGGATAGTTATCCAAAACCATATTTTCCGGATAAATCACAGCAGACTTGATTATCAAATCTTCTATTTCTGCTGCGCTTTCGCCTGCAGCTTCATATTCAGAAATTCTATCAAACTCAGAGAAAGTCAATTCTCTAAATATAATAGTTTCTTTTTTAAGAGCAGTTTGGAATATAGATCCATACTTTGACTTTAATCTAGAAAGAATGTCTGGATCTAACATAGTCTTAGAGCTGTCTTACCTCTAGGGCTAGGAAGCCTGATGCCTCGAGCACTTCTTGTGAGATCAACGAAGGAAGACCAGCCATCTCTGAGATTAGAGCCTGCTTATCATAGACTGGATAGAGAATGCAGATTTCTGCAATTGCTTCTTCGTTCCAAAGGTTTGCTTCTGCCTGTGAAAGTTGACCAGCCTGAATAAGCTGTTCCATTTTCTTAAAAAGATTCTTATACTCTAGGCGATTTAGGGTACGCCAAGCGATGTGCTTATCAAAACTAATCGATGTGACATACACATCTCCATACTGCTTTTTCCAAGCCTTTATCTGACCTGCAGTAGGACCATTTGGCCAAATCAACTCATCATCTGGAAGATCGTCAACTCCAACAGCATCTTCTTCATTTACTGGAGCAGGAACTGGATCCTCTTCTGGAGCTGCAATATATGCCTCGTCGGCATTATACTGCTCTGCTAGTTCTGGCGAATCTTTTACGACAACTTTTCTCTGATCGCTCATGTTTTATATTCTCCTTGGATTATAAATGATCACTATATTATCACATTGGTTTGTATTTATTTTGATTTTTATGCTAGAATAACTAGATTAGTTATGGCCCAGGTGGTTTCTGTGGGAATGGTGGATTTTGTGGAGACGGTGCATAGTCGTTGAGACTATTTGCTTCCTCTCTTCTTTCTCTTAGTTGTTCCTCTGTTGGGCCAGAAGAAACAGTTGTTCTTGGATTTTGATTGACTTTTCCATCATTTGTAACTGTTTCTCCCTCATGTGGGAAGTTCTTATTGATTCCCTCAGAAATATACATGTCTCTACCAATGAACTGATATGTCTCCACCAGTGGTGCTCCACCTGGAGCAAAGTTCGTGGACATTGACGTAAGATCGATACTCTGAAGGACTATGCTCATTTCTTTTACGTTTGTCTGGCTCAATCTGTCGTTATAGTCCATGGCCATTAATCTATCTATCATCTCATAGTGTTCATCACTTGAGGTTCCTCTATTTCGTGCTAGAGTAGTCAGAGAACCTTCTTGAGTACCATATTTGATTATGAAGTTAAAAGGTGGGTGAGCACTAAAAATATTTCTTTCATCTGCTGCACTCAAGTCATCTGAAGAGAGCCTGTCCAGTTGGCTATTTGCCCAATACTTTTTTACATTTTGATCGTCTTCTTGACTTTCTTTTTCACTTCGTAAGTATGATTGTACTGCGCCCTTTGGTGAATCAGAAAAAAATGAAGCCCTATAATCTGCAGCCTTTGAAAGCAAGTGCCTCATTCGGCCAGGATATCTAGTATAGATACTGAATTCTCCGAGAAATTATTCTCGTTCCTACCATCATTACATCATAGTTATATGACCAATAACCATAGAGAGGAGCTTTTTGTTGGCTTATTCCAAAAGCAAAACTTGCTATCTCGAGTTCATCCCCAGCATCAAATAGACCATCAATATAAATTTTGACATCTTCGCTTGTAAAAAAATAGTCATAGTATGTATTGAACTTGCCGACATCATCGGATTTCCCAGCCCACTTTAAATCTATTTCTTCATTGAGTGGATCAAATGACTTGGGAATTAAAAGATCTTCTGGACTACTCCCTGGCTTTGGATTAAACTCAGGAGGAAAATAAGCGGTGAATGCCCTCCATGGCCTTCTTCCGTATGAGGTTTTTTCTCATGTTACGGCCTTCTTACTCTATCAATAAACTTAGTGTAGTCTATCAGCTTTTGTTCTCCAAAGAAATTCTTTTGTCTGTCTTTGTAAACCTCAAGCTCATCTTGACTAAGCATCATGGGGTCATAGTCCATTGAAATCAGTGGTTGAATTCCTCTAGCCATGAAAGTATATGTTTGCTCAGTAATAAGGTCATCTACAGACATAGATTGACCTTCATCAACTATAGTAACACCATAAATCTTCATTTTTGCCGCAAGACCGTATTCATTGAAAAAGCTTAGGACAATATCAAATGGGGGCAACATGTCTGCTAATGGTGCAAAGAATAAACCTGTTTCAGACATAATTTGTCTAAATTCTTTTATTCTATAAAATGCGTATTCGTTAAATACAGTAAAGATCAATGATCCAGCTATTGTTCTGGAACCCTTGACGAATCCCCTTGGATTAACGTGACCAATTGTTCTGATTGGGGAGTTTTCTCTGTGAATTGAATATGATATTGTCTGCACTTCTGCAAGTTCCAAAATGTCCATTGATTGGATAGTTCCAGTTAATCTATCTATTGCAGGAATGACTAAGGTTGCAGATATATCTGTGCCTGCAAATGACATATTAGAAAAAGGATCAGGCAGACCTTTTTGAGCTCTTATCTCAGATATCGAACCATCTCCGTACATAGACTTAGATCTATGAGGTGGCTTAGAATTGTAAGTTACCTGCTTGGTTTCGTTTACAGCCATTTAATTATATTTCCTTTATAAATTGATATGGAGGACCAGACGTATCCAGTCCTCCATATCAACTATTATATCAAGTAGAAATTTTATTATGGTCTGATGATCTTAGGATTCAGTTTGGCTTCCTGGACTGTATCTCTATTTATAATATCCTTTAGATCGCCAGTGTTGAACTTGCCACCTGCGAGTTGATCTGTGGTTATTCTGTACATTGGTCCGATTTCTCTTGCAACATAGGTCATTGTTTCTTCAATGACAATGTCATCCATCGATGCACCTGAGCCCTCGTTGAGAAGCTCAACACCGTAGATTGAACGAACTGCGCCTTGGCCATATTCGTTTGCAAAAGTAATGGTAATGTCAAATGGAGGAATCTGGTCCGCATAGAATGGAACCTGTGACACTACATCCATGTTCTGATCAGAGAACTCTGCAATACCGCGCTTGTGGCCAACATCACCAGGAAGTGTGTTGTGCCTTCTTGTGAAGAATAGCTGTGCGTTATCCTTCTGGTGGTTTGCATCAAGCATCTGATACAGTGCTGGACGATCAAACACCGTGAAGATAAGCGAACCGGCAATACCGCGCTTACCTCTGGAGAATGATCTTGGGTTTGGTGAACCCATGGTGTAGATTGGAGCCTTCTCTCTGGTAACAGAGAAGGTGATTCCTGATAGAGCGCCGATTTCAACGCCACCAAAGGTGGCAACAATGTCGGCACCCGAGAAAGTGGTATAAGTATTGAGATACTTATTTACCGGGCTATCGTAATAATCTGAACCAGCCATATTATACCCTCCTAATTCGGTATATTATTATATGTTTGTTTTTATTACAGTGTTACAGCGACTTGAACTTCAATGTTCTTGATTTCAAATGCTGGGGTTAGCACGAGGTCAACAAACGCCTTGTTTTCTGCTGGGAAGTAACTTACAGTGAAGTCACTATCCAGTAAGGCACCAACTTGTTGCATCCCGCGAAGTGCAGAGGTGATTGCAGTTTCCATTGAGTTACGAGTCTGCAGAGACGATGGCTCGCCTATGAACTTAGTGCAGACTTGTCTTACAAGTAGAGCAGCCTCTGTGGTGATTCTCATTGTCGAGATTCTTGTAAAGTCTGATGTAGCAGGAGCCATTGTCAGACCCTCAACGAACACTGGAACCTTGTTGAAGTTTAGTGCAACAAAGTTGATACCTTTATCTGAAAGGGTTGTTTGCTGAGTTCTCGTTGGATTGTATCTGATTGCAGAAACATTGTATGCTGTCTTGTTGACAGGCGAAACGAATGATGACATTCTGCTGATTGCGGCAGCGAATGTAGTTGCGCCATTTGCATAGCCCCAATCCTCATCGTATCTTACTGGCTTTAGCTCAGTTGCAATAACTGATACATATTTGCCAATCTCAGTCATGAGTGAATCGCCTCTGCTAATGAGGTTGGCAGGGCCAGATCCTGAATTGTAGAGATGAGTAGCAACTTCTGCTGGTGTCATGAATTCTGAAGTTCCAACGTATGGCTTTACTCCCATGATTCCAAAGCATGCGTGCGAGTTCTCGGAAATCTCTTTGATCTTTGTTGCAACCTTGATGAGCCAGCTTGAAGAGCTAGCTGCGTTGTTAGCATAGAAACCAAATGCTGGATCATTTCCTGGTGTTGCTGGATTCTCCCATTCATCTGGGTGGCTTCCACGACCCCAAGGAACGATGATGTCTGGTAGGGCGACTTCAGCTGCAGCAAAAGCTGCATCAAAGACATCGCCACCGCCAGCAGCAGCATAGTTGCTTGATGTAATAACACCAGTGGTGTTGTTGAAACTTGAGTCTGATGGTAGTGGAACAATGAACACTCTTTCGGCTCCGCCAGCAAGAAGTTCAAAATAACCTCTGTGAATTTCGGAGTCTTGACCAAAGGCGGTTATAACATCTTGTTCACTTGTAGCCTGAACTACGTCAAGATCCCTAACGTTGCCTGTTCCACTAGCAGTTCCTCTTGTTGCGATAAGAACAATTCTTGGACCAACAGGAATGTCTTGACGCGAAATGCTATAAAATCTATCCTTAATTAATGTTTTTACGCCTGGTAGAGCCATTAGCTTTTAAACCTCCGCTTGCAGATGGTTATTTTAACTTCATAGGTATAGTAACGGATAAGCTTTGAAAACAAAGTATAGTAGATAATTCAACAAATTATTGACTATGTATTTGGAGTTGCACCTTGGTTTAAGTCAATGATGTTTAACTCAGTATTTTCATATGAAGGTGTAGCTGGATTATTATAGAAGTCGTCCCACAGTTCTTTTTCTATTGCCATATATCTTCTGACATCTATGGCAATCTTTTCAATTTTCTCTATTTCCATTGCCATTAACTTCTCTGTAGTTAACATATATGTAACTGTTCTTCTATTGACATCTGTGGCATTTCTATTTTCTTCAGAATCAGAAAGCCTTCTAGCATATACCAACTCGGAAGCTCCTAGTCTTTTAAAGACTGGAGTATATTCCATCATAAAGTCTTCAAATGTTTCCATTATTTTTTCTGCGACTTCTGGACCTGAATATCTTTCTTCTGATGAACTTAGTTGCCCAGAGTTAGCTTTTGTTATAACAGTAAAAGACACAACATTTTGAAATCTTTGACCAAAAACGGCAATATCTTTTGATGGAGATATTCTGCTTCTTGGCTTTGGCTCAACTGAGTGGGCCCTTTTTAGTTCAAGTCCATAAGCTATGACTGGATACTCTGCATAGTCACCATTTTGAATAGGCTTTATTTTTATTGACGGATAGCCATTCTCCCATAGAGCTTTTACTGCGGTAATGAATTCAATATAGGTAAGATTGCCTTGAGCCTGGAGTGGAGGCATTACTCCGCTTGTTCTATCATAACTAATTTCATTTATATTTGAAGTTGGGAATACTGGATAATTCTGTGGCATTATACGCTTCTTCCTGATCCTACGGAGAATGATATTTCTCTCAACGTCCTAGACGATACCATCGTTATTTCAAAATAGATCTTTCCTCTATCTTGTTTGTCTGCATACATATTGAGTATGTAGTTTTTAATTATATCATTTACCTTAAGGAACTTTAACAGTGCATCAACTTTTTCTTCGATTTTATATGGAGCAAATTTTCCAAGAGAGTTTCTACCTATAGCTTGCACTTCAGAAATAACCATTGCTGCCAAACGAACGTTTGCAGAATCCTTAAAAGATTCGCTTATTGACTGAGTAAAGTCGCCACTGATATAGACATCATATGGACTGGCAAATCTTCTTGACCTTGAGCCTTTAGTAAGACAATTGATGCCAATATTGTTTAAAGATTTTACTTGTGCGGTTGTTAGTTCTACTCCATATCCTGAAACCGCTGATGCGACTCTTTGATTACTAACTCCAAAATTGACTTGAGTTGAAGCTAACATTCCAGCCATTGCGGCAGCAAGCGATGAGCTATAGCTGACTTGCAATTGCCTATGAGCAAAAGTAGCCTCACCATATATCATAATTACGTATTTGCCAGTATCCTTTGTGATAATGTCATTTGATTCTATTTCGTTTTCTATTGCAAAGTTTGTATCCAAAATAGTTTGAACGTCTTCAGAGTTAACCCCTTGATTTCTCGAGCCAAGAACCCCAATGCATACCTCTCCGGTATTAATCTGTATATTATGGCAAAGGTTAGCCAGTTGTCTCGCAAAGTTCGTAGTTCCGGTATTTATCATGCTTGCTTCCAGTGGAACTATAAAATCTAGGAAGTCATATTGCTCTAGCAGTGAGTAGCACTTTGCAAGACTATTGTAATAATTTTCATAAAAACTGTAGGTTTGATTTACATCGTCTTTAAAGATTTTTACGTTTCTTTCTGCAATGTTTTCTATGTATTCACTCATTGGGCCAGCAGACATTATGAATATATCTCTAGCTCCACAGCTGTAGGCGTCAAAAACTCCTCTTAAAAGGGAAGAATTCATATCGGCTCTTAGTATGTTTACCGCATCTTGCATGGATGCAATTTTTGTTATTTCGTATCTCTTAATAGCATCAGTATGTCCTATAAGGAGTATGTTATTTGTATTGAACTGGTCTACTGGTTGATACTTTGATCTAGACCCGACAGAGATCTCTTTGCCAAAAATTGAATAGTCTGTATCAGATGTTTGTATTGTTGATTTTACTTGTACATTGTATTCTTTTATGTCGTCAATTCCATTGAGTTTGGTGCTGACTTCAACAGTGTAGTTACCATCAAATATGTTACTTGGTATTTTATATTTGAGGTTATAACTTCCTTCGGATAATCTTTCGAGATAATCCGTTGATGAAAAGTACTGAGTTAAATTTGGTGTCGATGCTAGTGCAAGAGTCAAATTATATATATATGGGCCAGTTATGATTGGCCCTACTCCACTGGATCCTCTCTTGAAAAAGATTCTAATATTATCTTCTGGATCGACATAGTCGTAACCAGACCTATAGACAAAAGGAATCTCTAGAGATTCACCTGGCTTAAGTATGAGCATAGTCTAAACCGTTATTCCTCTTTGGTTGCTCCACACATCCAATATTCGACTCTTCCATATCTACCTCTAACTGGGTAGCATTCTTCTATAACATAGAGAACATAATCCTCTAAAGTTGAAAAAGATCCTTCGTATACTCTATCCCCTGGCTTTGGATTTATGTCTGCTTCAAAATAATATGTTCTTTCTGAATTTATTTGAACGCCTTCTTTGTTTTCCTGTTTTGCAGAAGAAAGATATCTAGAAGCCATAGTAGAGTGTCTGGTAGTGACTCTTTCTAGCTTTTCGGAATAGATATTATCTTTTGATAATCTTCTCTGCAAGAGAACGTCATGACCCCATTCTCTAAGAATATTCCTGAATACTCTCCTAGGATTAATCATATTGACGTAGTCCTCTATCCGGCATTGGGTCATCTGGTTCAACTGGCTTTCTTCCAGGACCATATAGCTCCTTATCGGAAAGATAAATTAACTTGCCAGTTTGCGGATCAAGAGCTCTGCCAGAGGAAGCAATTCTTTTATTTGGAAGACCCTTTGGAAGAACTCCACGCATTGAGACTTTCTTTGAAAGAACTTCTCTTCTGAGAGAAGCGGCAATTTGGCACCAAGTCGTTGCATTTGACCTTGTTGCAATTGTTCTTGGTGCAGAACGATTTGTAATTTCTAGATCTGCGAGCTTGAGAGAAAGCTCATCGTCCCCGCCAAATCCATATGTCCTACTTAGCTCACAAGCCGCTGCTGCTTTTATGTATTCAAGTATAGTAAATGGAAGTGTGGATCCATCTTCATTTCCTTGAAGGCCATAGATTTCTTTTATTTCAAGAGAATACCTATATATCATTTCTCCTATTTCAATCAAGGATGCGTCTGGAAAGATCGAGATCAGTTCTTCTGGATCGAGATATAGCGGAGCAAGATCTGGGGCAAATGTTATTGTTTCATCTGCTCGTAAAGTTACTGTTGGCTTGTATTCAGAAGTGTAGTTATTAGCATATAGCGATAGTTCCGAAACCAAAGTATCATTAGTCGTTGTTGTTCCGGTAAACTTGACTGAGTAAGTGCCAGCTTCAGTTGGAATAAAATCATAATAGTATTCTGCACCGGACAACAATGTTGCAGCTGCGTTAACGATTGTTGTTCCATTTCCATCTTTTATCAGGACATTTACAGAAACTATATTTGCCTGTACTTGCGATCCATCTTCACCTTGGTCAAAAAATACTACTTTTAACCTTACGTTGGTATTGACCAATACGGTATTTGCCGACATTTTTTCTCCGTTACTTTAATAAAAGGAGTTGTTAGTTGCAGAAACTTCTGAGAAATACAGAACTATAGTAACGGATTTTACTTTGAAACTATTCTGTTATTCTCTTTAAAGATACAATCATATTGTTAACACTAGATAAATCCTACACTTTATTGAAAATTAGGTAGCCATATTCTACTGTCAAATGGTGATGAATTTTCGGGATTTCCGTACAAAAAAGAACTTAAATATACAATTCTTTTGCCATGCGTTACAGGATCAACAGAATGAGTTCCAACATAATTAGTCGGATAAATTGCAGCAGAGCCAGTTTTAGGGTGGTGTTTGAATTTTGCATATTTGAAATTTATGGCCCCACCAAAAAAATTGTATCCGTTTAATTCTTTTATGCTACTTACTGAATCATTTAAGTAAATATTAATGCTTACATTAGAATGTTTTGGATATTCATTTTCTACTGGTTTTCCATGTTCATATGGAATTTGGTCATCACAATGAAAACCAATACCTTGACTATTGCTATAGGTAGCAATGTGCCCGTGCTGTCTCCACCAACAAACCGTGGCTGCTTCTGGGTAAAATCTGCAATATTCTACTAAAAGTTTATACACAAGTTCTTCTAATTGATCTATAAACTTTTTTTGCTCATACTTTACCCCAATTCCATTTTGTGCCCCAAGAACATCAATAAATCTTTCTGGAGCAAGTAGTGTTTGCTCAATATCAAATTTAAATCCACTTTTGTTTACAGCGTATTTTTTTCCATTTTCTTCTATGTATGTAAAGTTTTTTTCCTCCATTTTTTTAAGATCTTCTATATAAGAAAAAAGAAATTCTTGATCAACATTAATTGTATCGTGCGCTATGCAAAGTCCAGATCCAATATCTGTCATATTAATTTGGGCCATTTTAATATCCTGGCAGTGTTACTTTATACTGATCTGAAAACTCAGAATACCCTCTCATCTTGAGGTGGTTTCTGTAGTCTTCAATATATGTCGGCATGTAGGTGTTAGTACTATGCTGTGCTAATTCTGGTTCTTTGGCGGGATCTACTACGGACTCCCCTACCTCTGGATTTGGCGTTCCCTGACTATACCAACCAAGATAGCTGTATCTTATTCCTTCTCCAACAGATTTAACTTCGTGTGCTGCAGTATACCCTGCTGGGAAAAATAATATGTCTCCTTTTTTTGGTTTAATATCAAGATCTAAATAGTTAAAATAGTGATGTCCTTCTGTATAATTTTTTCCATTTAATTCTTCTACTGAATCAACGCTATCGTTAAAATAAACCAAGGATGTTACCGTACTTCTCATTGCTAGTTGATTATCTGGAGTCCAAACTCCATATGTGTAATCCGTACTTATATCAGAATGCGAACCTAGATAAACCGACTTTTTATAAGAAACAATATGCCCTTTGACTTTCCACCAAACACATTTGAATGCTAAAGGATAAAATTCAAAATATTTAAATAAATAACTATCTTTTGTTTTTTCAAGAAAATTTAAGAAGTTTATTACCTCTGGTCTAGTGTCTTGGTGCACCGCAGAACCTCTTCTCGGCATCATGTCTATGCTGTCTTTACTGAAGAAATATCCACTTTTGTTTATGTAAACTTCTTTACCAGTTTCTGGATCAAACCCTGGAGCATACATCAATGCCTTTTCTCTTTCTATTACTTCTGTACAAAGGTCAAACGTGTAGCTCCAATCTAGATCAATAGCTGATCTAAATATCACTACGCCACCGCCAAGATTCTGGCCTTCGATATTATTGTCGCGCATTATTTAGTTCTTCCATTGTTTTAGAACTATTAAACTTTCTTAGCGTTGGATTTAAGAGAAGTTTTTTTTCTTTACTTGACTCAATATACTTTTTGCTTATATGATCGATGTAATCATTTACTATTGAATCCATCCATATTTGGCCTTGTAAACCCACTGGTATATCGCCACGAGAAATTTGTATCCCTCTTTCTGGAGCCTCAGAACCTTGGCAATAGTATCCTATGTATGCGTACCTGTTTCCGTGGCTGCATGGATGAACCTGATGAGCCCCAAGGTAATTTGAAGGAAACATCAGAATATCTCCTGCTTTAGGTTTGTATTTAATCTTAGCATAAACAAATTCTATTTCTCCTCCTAAATAGTCATTGTTTTTTATACCTTGCATTGAGTCCACTGATGAATTTAGGTAAACAATAGTTCCAACAACGTTTCTAGTCGCTAATTGAAGATCCGGTTCAAAACCAGGTTGATAATTAACATCATTATCACTATGCAATCCCATCTCACTACCTGGTCCATAGGCCAAAATATGCCCTTGAGTCCTCCACCAAATGCTTGGAAGCAACATGGGGAAAGTCTCTATATAGTTAAGCAGTGCTAAATGCATGGCTTTTTCACAGAGCACAAAAAAATCTACGATTTCTTTCGGAGTTTTAGAATTAATGAAATTCATAATATGACTAGCACTAGTATTCATGTTTTCAATTGAATACCTATGACCACTTCTATTTATCGCATAAACTGGTTGATTTTTATCATCATAAATAATAGTATAATCTTTTTTTACTGCATCTTCTTTAAGGCTTTCTATATACGAAATATAATTATAATTGTCAATAGACAAAACTTTTTCAAAAAGAATTACACCCATACCTAAGTGTGTTTTGTTAAAATTATTTAATAATTTCACAAAAATTTTCCTTAACTAAATAGAATCATTATAAGTTATCTTCTGTATATCTTAGGCCATAGAATTTATATTTGTTTTCTTCTGAAAAAGAAATACTTCCTATACAATAACTATCTAAAATAGTTATTTCAAATAAAATTGTTATATATGGACTTATAGAAGAATTTATTAAAGGAAATAAATTTGCAGATAAAACCATTTTTGATGGAGTAATTTTTCCAAATAAATTTATTGTAAAATTTGGAAAAACTAGTTCACCTTGGACGTTGTTTTTTTCGATATTATAAGTAAAAATTATTGGATTTTTTACTTTACAATCTGTTATCCATAACAGCATTTTATTTTTATTGCTTGGAATCATAAATCTATTATATCATTTACAAGCAGCTAAAACTAATTGCTAAGTTTTTTTACAAACGTTTTTCCAGAAATAAGTGGATTGTGATAAATAAAAGAATCTTCTAGATTTTTTAACTTTTGATGGACATCAAAAGCTACGGTATATTCATTTTCGGGACCATAAAGACGTCCATCTTCATTTGCATGTGTTATCACTAAGCAGCCGTTTTTCTCTAGCAAATTAAAGAAGTTGACTACCAATTCTGCGTCGTGATAAATATCACTTAAAGAGATATAAATTACGTCGAATTTTTTCGAAGTACCAGTTTCAATTTCCTGCATTGTTATTAACTGGTAAGTATATTTTTGTAGTTCTTCTTGAAAAGATTTTTCAAGAAGTTGAAGCTGTATGTTATTCAACAGGGTTAGATCACTTTTTTCGCAAATTACCTCTACAAAATCTGGAACTAAAGATGGGTATGCAAGCAGGACTTTTTGTGGGTTGATTAAATGAAAAATCATCTCATCTTGAACAGCATAAACGTGTCCTCCAAAATGTTGATTCCACGCTGAGTCTGACTTTGATGCAACGTCCCAAAACCAAATAACAACATCTGCCCCAGTTGCCTCTTGTCTTTTATCTAGGGGTAAAGAATTTAGTGTTTTATGTATTTTTTGCCAATCTGGCAACATTTCTGATGATTGAATTTTATGTTTTACTATTTTTTTTATTTTTTCATAGATTAAACCATCTGATGCTTGAGACATACTACCCGAGGCCTTTCGCTATACTTAGCCAATACCAAAATCTTCTTATATTTGTTATTAAATATAATTTTTGATAATTAATGTAAATACTTTCAGGAGACCCTGAATCTAATTTTGAATAACTTTCTGTATATCCAAGACTACTTGAACTTGAAACTTTGTTTTGAGTAAACAATCTTGCAGATTGCAATATCTCATCTATTGAGAGAGTATCTATTTTTAGAGGATCTAATCCTATAATATATAAAAAATAAGCCAACTGTTTTTCTAAATACTCTATATTTTTTTCTACATCAGCCATAAATTAGTTTCCGAATTAAATCTTTTTTTATGATTTCTTCAACATTGCATTCGAGAGAGCTCAATGAAAAATGCAATTGAGGACATTTGATTACTGCACCATTTATATATCCGTACGTACCAATATCGGGCGAGTAAACTGGAAGAGATTGTTTACCTTTAAATTCTTCATTAAACTCAAGTCTATCTAAATCTGCGTTAGGAAGATGAGCAGCATTGTTCCTATGTTTCATTTCTTAGTCTTTCTAAGATTTTTACTTGGCGTATCAATGTATTGTATGCTTCTTCCTCAGTTTCACCTAAAAGCCAATTTGGTTTAGACGAACTTGATGAGATTTCAGATGGATCAATTCCCAAAAATGTTGACAACATATACACAGAAGTTTCTATATATTTTACAGCCTTTTTTTTAATTTTATCTAAATCAGAATTGCTTAAAGTTGACATATTAATAGCCTTAGTTAATTTCGTTTAATCTTTTAATCAAATTTTTTAACTTTAAAATATTATTTGATATTTCTTTATATTGGCTATAGTTAGGAGTATCGATATTATTAGAATCAAAATTAAAAGTTTCAATATTAAAAGTCACAGGGTCAATACCTGCTTCGTTAACAAGTCTATATAATTCCAATTTAATATGTGCCATTGAAGTTTCAATAGACACTTTTTTTTCCTTATTAGTCAAAGAATCAAAAAACATTATTAACTTACCTCCTTTATTTTATAGTAATGACAATTTATTTTGGAACAAACTCTTTCCTTATATGAAGTATTGTGTTTACTCATAATAGAATTTATTGTTTTGAATGCCCGATGGTGGACTATCCTTATGCCAAACATTTATGACCATGACTCTTCTGACACCACTTATTGGCGGAGTAGTTGCATGAATTGTGTGTCCTGCATCAAAGATTATCAATCTGTTTGGACTACAGTAAATTCTTTCTTTTAGATCATCTGAAACAAAAAGTGGATCCATATTTTCTCTTTCAAGAGCATTTAAAGTATTTTCAGGTACTGCAGTTGGATATATTTCCAAAAAACCTCCAACAACATCATTAAAATGAGGATAATAAACACATCCAATTATTGGCCCTTTAAAAATCTTTGTGTCTGCATATAGAAAAGTGTCTTCATCTACATGAGCGCTGAGATATTGGCCTGGTTTGAATGTTCTAGTCCAATATTCAAATCCGCAAAGCTCATCAAGCGAAAAAGGAAGATTTTTTTCCCATATTGCTTGAATTAGTCTTTTTTTAGGCGTATTTGCTGGTGACTTATGCCAACCATGCCAAAACATATAGGGAGCAAAACAGGATGATTGTTCGTAATGATAGCTATTTAATTCTGAAGCTATTCTAGTTTCATCGCCCATTGATGCTGGAAAAAAATCTTTAGTATTTTCTATTTCAAATAATAGAGATTGATTTTTTATGAAGTTATCTATAACAATCATTAATTTTCCTTTTATTTAAAAATAAAGTTATTTAATTGGGATATTTAATTTAGGAAGACCATTAAATGATGGACCAATTGCTTCACCTTTTTCATTTAAACCGGTTTTTATTCCTTTTATCCAAGTCCATGGTTCTTCTTTATTTTTTCTAATTTTTTCATCACTATAAGCCTGTCTTGCTTTTATAAGATCTGGTTTATCCCAAAGATTTTCCACAACAAAATCTACATTTTCTAACAAATCACTTTTAAATATGCTAAAAAACATAAATGGACTACCAGCTTCAAATTTTATTGGTTCTCCTATTTTTGTGATTTTCCAATTCATTTGGAATTCATCTGGCCACCAACTGCTTGGGATAATTGCAGTAAGAGGAGCTGCCCCATCTATAAAGTAGTTTGGAGAACCACTTATCCAAGTTTCGTGACCGTCTTCTGTACCAAATGCCCAGCCAACCGCAAATGAAATCATTCCTACAATTCCCCCATAGGCTATTTGTCTGCCTTTATAGAACTCTCCTTCCAATACTTTTGGAACGCTATTGCCACCATCCCATTGGACTACTATATCTTGTGGAAGAATTAACTCCCAACCATTAACATTTGCAGCTGTGACTGGAAGACATTGATAGGCATGTTTTTTATAAGTTTCATCCATCCAGGTTCTTTTAAGCCTAGACTGAATTATTTCAGGAGCATTTTGATGAGTTTTAGTTAAGGTAACTTTTGTCATATGCTATTAGTTTTTTTCTTGTAAAAGTTTTTCTATTACTAGTTTTATGTTTTGTAATGCTTGCTCCGCATTTGTTTTTCTATTTTTTGCGTAAAAAGCTAAATTTAAAAGATCTGAGTTGCAAAATCTATACATTTTTTTGCCATTTCTACTGATTATAAATTTTTCAAAATTTCCCTGGACAGGTCCACCATTGGCTGGAAAGCCGCCATATTGGAGGGTTTCATAAAGCTTGTGGGGAATGATGCCTGATTCTTCATCTTTTTTAATTGTTATTATTTCTGCGTAGGGAAGCTCTGTTTTATAAAAGTTTCTCATATGATCTCTCATACTTTCTGCACTTGCAGAAGTATCTGCAAATTCTCCGTATGCAAACTCGCAAAAATCTATACTTGGAATTGCTAAAACTTCAAAACCTCTGTCTTTATATTGGTGATATAAACTTTCAATTATTGGGTACTGAGATGAGTTAGCACACTCTCCAGTAACATTAGTTATTAATGTTACTTTACCCTTGTATCTTTGGAGCATGTTCTCTTCCCCATCTATTGAATTAATGGGAATATCATATAATGATTCTTCAAATTCTTGAAGATGGGGGAACTCATCTTCGTAAATCATTACTCTCCTTTTGAGAAATAAACCGGTTGCTGATTAGGCCCTCTTGTTATACCAGTATCTTCTGTAATTTTTGTTCTTTCTGAGGCGTAGCCAAGAGGTTGTTTGTGATTGTTATCATTATAATCAAACATGGTCACTGCACTGTACTTTGTCCCACTTGTAACTTTTTCTGACGCGTGAGCATATATAAAAGTTGACGGAAAAAAGATGATATCTCCTGCTTCTGGTTTGAACTTAATATTCAAATATGGAAACCATATCTCTCCACCATTGTAATCATCATTGAGATACATTACAGATGACAGTGTGCAAGTATACGAAAATCCGTGATCAGTATGAACTGCAAAGTGCTGTCCTGGAGTGTATCTAACAAAATTGATTGCTTCCATATATTCCATCTTAAAATTATACATAGACTCATAGTGAGTCAAACAAATTTTTAAACGTGACTCGATATCTTCATAACATTTTTTTATCTCTTCAAACTCTGAAGTAAGGTGTTGCCAATGTGTTGGATTTATTTTGAGATTCATACAGTTTCTATAATCTGGTTTTTTTACACTGTAGCCCACGGTAGCATCTGACCATTTAAAAAGTTCATGAGTACTATTGCCAATAGTAGCCTCTAGTCTTTCTGGTATATTAAGATCTCTTGGTATAGCATTTCGATATAAATATATGCCAAATTTAGCGTTATCGCCTGGATCAGTACAAGCTCCGACGTGAAAGTATTCCATGATAAACCTTTCATTATTTTTTTGATATGGTACACTATATCATATCAAAAAAACGAAAACAAACTATGAACCAATTTTCTTTGCAAAAATCACTTATTGAACCTGGACACTTTGGTGCTGATATAAAAAATATAAAAATAATTCATAACTTTGTTGAATTAGAAGATTTAAAAAAAATCCAAGACTTTCTACCAAACATAAATAAATGGATGGATGCTGGAGAAAATCAATACGCTGAAGATGGAACATGTACATATAATGCTTCTTATTGGCAAAACCGTCAGTGTAGTGGAGAAATTCTATCTAAAATAAATATAGAAATATATTATTTAATTAATAAATATATTGATAAAATGAAAATGTTTTTAGAAAAAGAATATAAAGTACAATTATATTCAAGACCACCAGTTATAATAAGGTGGTTTGCTGGACTAGAGCAAAAACCCCATGCCGATAAACAATTAAATAATGGATCTCCGAATCCATTTCCTACTTATGATTTAAATTCACTTATTTACTATAATAATGACTTTGAGGGCGGCGAACTATATTATCCTCAGTATGGTTTAGAAATTAAACCAAAACCAGGTCTTGCAGTAGCTCATCCTGGAGATATTAATTATCTCCATGGAGTAAAAATTGTTACTTCTGGAGAAAGATATACTACTCCATCTTTTTACACAATAACTAAATTATTATAAACCTGATTAATTACTTAAAATCAGGTGGAAAATATGGGGGAAAATATGGCGGAAAATATGGCGGAAAATATGGGGGAAAATATGGGGGAAAATATGGGGGAAAGAATGGAGCATGCTGTGTATAATCTATCGCTGTTCCTAGCGGAGCAACAGAACTATCTGTCAAAGCTACCTTAACAGTATTATTATTTGCTACAACTGTCGTTGATTCGCTAGTAACAGTGCCAACAACAAAGCCTGCACTAGTAATAGTGGTGTTTGCCGTGCTTGATGCCGTTCCGTGCACTTATAGTAGGTCTTTGGTTTTTTCTTTTTGAACCTTTACCGGGTTCTGGAACTCTATTTGTCGTCATATTATGCCGCCAAGTCTCCCAGCGCAACCCATGTATCTGTTGCTCTTTTAATAAGAGTAGCAGATGACCACTGTGCACGCAGCTTCAACCCCGGTGTTGCATTTATAGTTACGCCACTTTGAGCCACTATAGTGGTTTGTCCTGCTCCAGTTTGGAGAACTGTTATTGTTGTTCCAACTGGAAAAGCTGCGTTTGAGTTGGTTGGTACTGTTAAGTTATTTGCTGAGCCAACGAGCATCTCAACCATTTTACCCCTATCAGCCAGAGCCAATGTATATGCCACAGATTGAGCATTTGTGACGGTGTCGCCATATATTCTTTGATACGTCGTTCCGTCGTTTGTAAACTCCCAGCAGTCATCTGTTTCATTCCAACGTAATTGTACCGTAGAAGAAGTTCCACGAAGAACTTCTATTCCAGCGTTTTCGGTTGGGGATCCAGTTGTAAAATCTGAGTTCAAAGTAACTACATTATCCGCAATGCTAAGAGTTGCTGAGTTTACAGTTGTTGTAGTTCCAGAAACTATTAAGTTTCCAGATACAGTTAAATTTCCAGCAAATGTGGGATTAGAAGTATTTATCCAAGCTGAACCATTGTATAGGAGTGTTTGATTTGACGCAACAGATGAAATAGTTACGTCTGAAAGATCATTTATTGGTATAGCTTCAACCAGAGATATAGAAGACCATTGTAAGCCGGTGGCTTGAGAAGAATTTGCCTGAAGATAAAGACCATTTGCGCCAACAGTCAAAACTGCAGGCACGTTGTCTGCTGTGGCAGTAAATATGTCTCCTTTGGCGTTTGCCAAAGTGCTCGTAACTGCCATAGTGTTTATCCTAGTATTAACTTCACTTTCAGTTAAGTATCCGGTAAAAGCAACATTTGAAGTTTGAACTGCAGTTACTCTTCCGTATGAATCTCTTGTAACTGAAGATACAAAAGTTGTAGTATCTGCTCCAGAGGTATTGGAAACAGCAACTGTGGCAAGATCGATATCGTCTGCATTTACTA